CATCTTTAGCATATATAATAGTTGGAAAGTATGCAGCTTTAATCATCATTTAAAAGGTGTGCCCCCAAACCACATAACTAAAGATTTTCTGTTGCCACGTATTACAGGTTTAACTCTGTGTCTAATAAATGATGCAAAAAATACTGCGTGTCCTTGTTTAATTTTTGCAACTTTACCTTCAGCCATTAATTCTAAATCCCCACCTTCAAACTCTGATTCAGGAGATAATAAACAAGTCATAGATATTTTTCTTACAGGTGGTTCGTGTTGACAATTTACATCATTGTCTACATGCCATTCATAAAAACCACCTTTTGGATATTCTGTGTATTGTGCCATTTCAGTTATAGTCATTCCATCGAAACCAAAATGATTACCGTTTGTAGTCTTCATAATTTTTTCTATGTCTTTGTACATATCACTCATTTTTTTAAATGGTATCCAACTAATATGTGAAGTTCTTGTTTTAGTATCTATCTTCCCACCTTTAATACCTTTATCACTTCCAACAGATGCATCGTTTCTAGGCTCTGCACGTCCTGCTTCAATAATCATTTGACATTGTTTAGGTGTAAAGATTGGTTGTGTGGTTTCTACTATATAAGATTTCCATCGTGGTTCTGTTATCATATTAATATCCGTACTCTACCCATCCCGTTATTATATATTTGTCATTCGATAAAGGAGGGTTACCTCTATGAATGTGTGTAAACTGTGAAGGCCAAACTAACATAGTATTCTTTTCAGGTTTAAACCTACACTTTTGATATAAAAATTCTGTTTCTCCACCTTCAGTCACATCATTAAGATATATCATAAAAGCTAGTATTCTATTTCTTGCTTTCATTTCAGCATTCTCACAATGCCAAAAATGATAACCTTCACCTACTTTAGTTTTTTGTATCTTAACCTCAAGTATATTATGTGTCGCTAATTTTTTTAAGTATGAATATTTTTGAATATACAAAGGATATACATCTTTAAAAAACATATCTATAAAAGGTTTGTTGTTATAAGTCATAGGGACATTAGTATCTCTAATAGTATCGATTGCATTATCGGCTACTAACATCTCATCTACTTGCCTTGGATACACAACACCTTGTTGCTCACACTTATTAAAATAATTTAAATAATCATCTATCAATTCATTAGGCATAAAGTTTTTAAATATACCTATGTGATTATCTATGTAATATTGTTTATCCATTAGTTAGCACCTCTGTTTTTTATAGGATCAAACTGCACGTCACAGTTTGCAGCTAGCGTTCGTCTAGTCTCATTTGTTCCATTAAATGGATATACGCAGTGTCTCATATCATATGGAAATATGTAAAAATCTCTAAGATCCATGGGTGGCTGATAATCTATTTTAGCAAACTGACCATTAGCTGCACCAAGTATTTGTAATCTTCCATTTTGTTGAACATCACTTGCAGAATATTCTCTACCAAATGTAGATGGTAGTTTTAAAATCATTACAGAAGATAAACCTGTAAACAACATACCCCTATGAATATGAGCAGGATTATATTCATGTTGTTTCATCTCATTAACCCAAATAGAATTTAAATGAGTTTCATAATCTCTTATCTTATTAAAAGCTAGATAGTGTTTAAACACAGTCATAAAATAATCTGTAACATTTCTAGGCAACATATTATGATTTTTCATTTTTGATTGGTCTTTACCATGATAAAACAATGAATGTTCTTTTTCTATCTTACCTACTAACTGTCCATTAGCAGGCGCAAGATTATGATAATTAGTTTCATAAATATAATTAATAGAATTAAATATATTTAAAGGCACTTGATACTTTAGAACCGATTGACCTAAAAATACAAAATCAAATTTTAATGTGTCCATATCTTTCTCTAATATTTTTTGGTATTTTTTCTATATAAGGGTTATATACTTTTCTAACAGGTCCATCAAATAGTGTATGCATATTATCACCAACTATTTTATCATCATAAGATAAACCATTTATGTTTATTTTATCTAGATTATTAAATCGATGATTAAAATAAGGTTCACCTAAAAAATTATAAATTTTTTTAAACTCTTGTTCGGGATTAATAACTATATCATCATATCTTACATAGTGACAAATATTAGAATAATTATATGAATTTTTAATTGCTTTTAAATTTTTTACAATTGCGCCATCTTTATTCATAAGCATTAATAATTTTTCCTCATCATTTTTACAGCCATATTTATTTGGAAACGCACTTGGATTTTCTGTATACCATTTCATATAGCTAGCTAATACGTCCATTAAATCTCTAAGTAAAACAATACATTTAAAACCAAGTTTAAAATGTTTTTGCATTAGTTCAAAGTTTCCAGGATTACCATTTGCCATTATAGGTCCACGATCTATAATTATTCGTTGAGGCCAATCTTTGTAATATAAATTAAATACGTTATCTAATATATTATCTAAAGATTTATGGTCTGGATAGTTTAAAAACACATCCGTTTGTTTAAGTAAAAACAATTCTTTTAATATTTCTAATGTAATAGAATTAGCTGTCGTTGCTATCGCTGGATTTTGATTCATAATACTTGCAAATAAAGTATTTCCAGATCTAGGTAATGCTACAAGAAAAAATAACTTACGGTTTTGGTTTCCCATGTTGTTCAATTTGTTCTTTCTCTGTATAACTTTGTTCTAATTCACCCGACTTTTTAATTCTTTGTAAGGATTGTAATTGACCCATTACATTAAATATTTCAGCTTCACTAGAATTTGCATTTAATGTTTTTGCTTTTTCATGGTATTGTAATCCATATGATTCTAGTTGATGTTGGTTAACATCTTTGTCATTAAAGGATCCATCATTAAATTCACCTTTTAATTTAGACCACATTTTAATTTCTCTCATTCTATGTTTTGCAACTTTTTCCATAGATGCTTTACCAAATCTACATTCGTCTAAATCTATTTGATATTTAGTTTGTTTGTATTCGTCTTCTTCTTTTTCAACTTTACCTTCTAACCATTTAATCTTTGCTTCGTTTCTTCTATAGTCAAATGATAATGCCATAAGATTATCTAAATAACTAGATTGTTCTCTAACACACTGCCAATACTTTGAGGCTTTAGTTGGATATCTATTATCTTGTAGTACAGAAAACCTTGCTTCTGTTTCTGTTCGAAACATTTGTTTCTTGGTCCAAGTGTCTCTAAGCTCGTCTACCATACCTTTAAACGATGATAGATCTTCTTGTGTTAATAGATTATTTAAATGTGGTTCTTCACCTTGTATGACTTCTTTGACGTCTTTTTTCATAGCTTTATCCTTTATAGTTTCTTCTTATATATACTAATTAAAATATATTACAAGTCTTATGAGTCGGTAAATGTTTTTGTTAAAACACCATTATTCCATTCTTCTGTTGCTGCTGTAGCTGATGGATTTCCACCTGCAACTAATCCAGCTGTAGTAGAACCAGCTCCAGTAGCTGTATTTGTTCTAGGTGTAGTCATATCTGTAGTTTCAGACCAAGAACTTCCATTCCAAACTTCTACTAATCCTGCAACAGATGGATTACCCTCTCCACCTGCAACTAATGCAGCAGTATTTGCAGTTCCAAAAGACATTGATCTAGTTCTTGCTGAGTTCATATTAGCTACTTCTGTCCAGTTAGTTCCATTCCATGATTCTGTGTCTGCTTGTACTGGTGGTTGATTTCCTCCAAATGCTAACGCAGCTGTCGCTGTTCCTGCTCCTCCTGGAAATCTTCTAGCTACATTTAAATCGTTTACTTCTGTCCAACTTGAACCATTCCAAGATTCTGTTACTGCTGTTGGAGGTGCTCCATTTATTGATCCTCCAAAAACTAAAGTAGATGTGCTTGAAACTCCAGCTCCTCCTCTTGCAGCTATGTTTGTAGTATTTGTATCTGTTGTTTCTGTCCAATTACTTCCATTCCATAATTCAACATTTGCATAATATGTACTTCCTTGAAATCCATCGACTGCTGCTATAGATGTGTTATCTACTCCTGAAGCTGCAATAGCAGATCTACCAGTATTTAAATCAGTAGTTTCAGTCCAACTAGTTCCATTATATTTTTCTGTAACTGTTAAATTTTCACTAGGACCTGCAGCTCCTCCAAAAACTAAAGCAGATGTTTGAGCACCTGTACCTCCTGCAAAATATCTTGCGGTATTTAAATTTCCACCTGTTGACCAAGTATTAGTAAAAAGTACAGCACCTTTTAAAACATTGGAAGTTGTATTATACCAAACTTGTCCATCAACAGGATTAGATGGATCGGTTGCTACCGCTTCTATTTGTGATCCTCGTATTTCTTTGTATGTTGCCATAATTAATCTGTACTTACCGTTTTAGTTGTATTTGATGCAGAATTCCATTCATAAGTTGCTGTTGTCTGAGCTCCTGGTGATATTTGTCCACTAACATTTAAACCTTGAGTTGTTGTTCCTCTTGCTCCAGTACCTTGAGTTCTTACCTCTACTGGTAAATCAGCAATTTCGCTCCAACTAACTCCGTTCCATTGTTCTACGGTTTTAAAATAATCTGTTGAATCATTAGAACCACCAGCCATCATTGCATCAGTATTACTTGAACCTATTGATCCTGCATTTGATCCTTGAACAGCTAAATCTGCTACTTCTGTCCAGTTACTTCCGTTCCAAGATTCTGTTACTGTTTTAGTGGGACTTGCTCCACCAGCACTTAGTGCTGAAGTTACTGTTCCACATCCCATATTATCACCTCTACCAGTGTTTAAATCTCCAACCTCTGTCCAACTTGATCCATTCCATAGTTCTGTAAAATCTTTATAAATAGGAGAAGGGGGAGCTCCTACACCTCCAAAACCTAATGCAGATGTACTACTAACTCCTGCAGATCCTTGATCACTTCTTGCTGTGTTCATAGCAGTTCCATTTGTCCAGTTAGTTCCATTCCAAGTTTCAACGACATTTGTGTAAGGACTACTATTACCACCATAAAATATACCTGATGTAAGAGTACCAGCAGACCCTCCACATTTTCTTGCAGTATTCATATCGTTTACTTCAGTCCAACTTGTTCCATCGTAAGATTCAGTTTGAGCATGAAAATTAGGCCCTGGAGTTTCTCCTCCAACAAATAATTGTGCTGACTGAGTTCCAAAACCTCCAGAGTCTCCTCTAGCAGTATTTACAGCTCCACCTGTAGACCAAGCACCGATTGGCACACCTATATCCCATTCATTTGTTGCTGCTGTAGCTGTACCAACATATCCACCAAAAGCTAATGCTGAAGTTTGAATTCCAGTTCCTCCTAATCTTTGATTAGCAGTAGGTACATCATTGACCTCTGACCAATTTGATCCGTTCCATTGTTCTACATTTGCAACACTAGATCCAGTACTACCAGCAATACATAAAGCTGCATCTGATCTACCACAACCAGCAAGATAACCTCTTGCAGTATTTAAATTATTAACTGCAGTCCAGTTTGTTCCATTCCATGTTTCTGTAAGAGCTGAATAAGGCGGAGGGGTTCTTCCTCCAAATGTTATAGCAGCTGTGCTATCAGCACCATCCCCTGCATTATTGTGTCTTGCAGTATTTAAATCATTTACTTCTGTCCAATTGGTTCCATTCCACATTTCTGTTTCATCATCAATGCCTGGAAGTCCTCCAAAAACTAAACCAGAAGCAGTGGTTCCCGCTCCTGCAAAATTTCTTCTTGCAGTACTTATATCATTGACTTCTGTCCAATTGGTTCCATTCCATATTTCTGTTTCTGCTCTTGGTGCTGGAGTTCCTCCAACACATAAAGCTGCTGTATATATTCCAAGCCCTGCCATATATGATTTAGCTCTATTTAAATCATTTACTTCTGTCCAAGTTGTTCCATTGTAAGACTCAGTATCCGTTGTTTCTGGAGATTCTCCACCAAAAGCTAAAGAAGCTGAATTACTTGCTCCTGCTCCTGCTAAATTTTCTCTAGCATTATTCATATTACCACCAGTTCTCCATGAACCAGTTGTAGTTACAGCAGGATATTGAAACTTTAATACGTTATCAGTATCGTTATACCACACCTCTCCTACGATCGGATTATCGGGATTAGTCGTATAGTTCCGAATCTTTGTGCCATGTATTTCTTTATACTCAGCCATCTAAATTTTTACTCCTCTAATGTTATGTCAGCAGGTCTTGTGTTTGACTCTACTGCTGGTGCTTTTTCTTCAGCAGGTAGAGCATCCCACGCAGCTTGCGCTGCTTGAACCTCTGCATCAACAATCGCCTGTGCCTCGTCTTTTGTTTTTACAGCACCTGCAACTTTAGCAATCCAAAGATTACCGTGTTTATTGTATGCAGGAACTTGCCAAACATTTCCAGGATAGCCTACAAACGTGATTCTTTGAGATTCAACGTGATCGATGAAACCCTTTCCCCAGTTTTCTGCTACACAGTATTGATATGTTTTTGCC